TGTAAATAATATTAACGTTAATACTCTTGATATTTTAAGAGAGCCTAATCAACAATTAGCAAATGCTATCGCTACTGGCCCACAAGATGAGTTCTTTTCCGCATTAGAAGAGTGTAACAGAATGATGAGGATACATAACGATTTAAATCCTAAAGTATTATCTGTTACACCTTCTTGGAATTGGAGACCTGGTTCGCTTGATATTGTAAAAGATTATGTTGCTAGACAACTAATGTTACAAAAGAAATCAAGCGGATTAGGTAAGTATATGCATAGAACTGCAGATAATGCTCGATACAGACTTAATTACGTGGCTAGGAAATTAGAAAGTTGCGAAGAAAAGAAGCGAATGTTAAAAAGAGAAGGTTACCAACACGATGTTGATATTGATGAATATATGGTAAAATTAGTTGATTTTTGTGATAAATTAGAAGAATCAATTAATCAAGCACATATAGCAACAGGTGAAAAAGTATTATTTGAGCCTTATATACACATCCCAGAACACAATCAAAGACAAACAATGTTTTATATTAGTTGTTATGTAAATCCAGGGGAAATGAATGTATATCAAGACCAAACATTAATACAAAAGATAGACATAACTGGAATAAAAATAATGTTTTATTGTCCTTTAAGAAAGATGATGAAATATTTAGACAAGAAATTGCCATCTAATTTAGCTGTTCAATATAGAGGTATAAATGATGCTGAAATAGCGAATATGCATAGTTATAGAGCAATGCAAGTCACATTCCATCCATACGTAGCTCAACCTACAACAAATAGTTATAGTGATGATTATTTGCCTGTTCAATGGGCATCTACTTGTTTTAGTGATTTCACAGACAATGTAAGAAATTCATTTCATAACTTAAACTTTGTTGTATTAGCTATGGAGTTGTTAGAATGGGCAGGATATTACAATACAACTCATTCAAATCCATATAATAACGTAGCTTTAAGCCATATAGGTATGCCTAGTAGTTTTAGCAAGGCATATCAAGCAGTAACTAGTAGAGATACTGGTAATTGTAGTTCTAGATTATGGGGCAAAGTATACAAAAGTGGAGGCAAACTAGGTAGTAAAAAGTGGATTGAAGAGACTAAAGAAATGATTCATCATTGCATAGACATTGACTGTATATGGAGACATCATTGTGGTCTTTATCAAGAAAAGTCAGGGCAAACAAAAAGATTGTCAAATGAAGATTACGTATTTATGATAGAGTCAATTCTAGGGCATTTATTAGAACAATGGAGTGAAGAAATGGTAATAGAAGCTCTTAGAGATGATTTTGGATGCTATCTTCCGTCTAGTTTACCTGAAGATGAAAATAAAATATCAACAGGAATATATACATATGAAGATGTAGCTAATTATTTAATATCTGCATTTGATGGTTTCTATGTATATCATGACATTCTAGATGAAACTAATTATTGGCCTAAAGAAGCAGGAATAGAAGTGACTTTAGCAGAACAATTAGTTCCTGATGAAGAGCAAATTAAAAGAGAAATGTTGCAATGGGCAACAGAAAGGGGCGCGTAATGGAAATAGAAAAGTTGTTTTTCATTGAAGAGAAAGATTGGTATGAAATAATATCATGGGCGAAGTTAGCATATGACAAAGATAAAAATGAAATATCTGGTCTGGCAACAGCTGTTCCTGATAAAAATGGAATTTATACCATTGCAGATGTAGAAATATTAAAACAAGAGAATACAAGCACTAATACAGAGCTAGATGGAGATGCAGTCGCAGATTATAAAATGAGATATGCTATGAAGTATAAAAATCCAGGTATTAAATTTGTATGGTGGCATTCTCATCACACGATGGGTGCATTCTGGTCTGGAACTGATGAAAACGAGATAAATGCATGGAAAAATGAGTCATTTTCTTTGGCTTTAGTAGTAAACCTGAAACAAGAATACAAGTTTAGAGTAAGTATTTGGAAAGCAGCAGGTTTAGATATTGAGCAACATTTTGATACAACGCTTAATATTAAAAGAAAAGATGGAGTTAAAATAACAAAATCTATGGAAAAGCAATACGAAGAACTTTGTGAAGACAAACATTGTAATGTTGTGACCTCTTATGGTTCATATCAAGGTTGGAACAACAATATAAATCAAAGGAATCTTTGGAATCAAGTTCATGATAAAGTTACTTTAAAGGACAAATCTTTTCATGCTCAAACTAAAGAAGCTTTAGAGTCGATAGTAGATAAGTTTATGGCAGATGAATTATCTTTGCCTAAATTTAGACAATCTCTAAAGAATGTTCAAAAGATGCTAGATAAGAATAAAATATCTGAGTATAAAGTGATTATCCCTCAAGGAAATAAGCAAGATATGATTGATTTATTTCAATATACATGGGATATAGAGCTTTTAGAATACAAAGATGCAATGATTCAAAGAGAATATGAAAAGGAGGGCAATTATGGCTGGTATTGTTAACCAACGTTCTGTTGGATTAATTGATTCCTTAAATAATCATGTTTTTCATATACTGGGTTGCGGGGCTATAGGTAGTTCCGCAGCTACCCAGTTATGTAGAATGGGAGCAGAGAATTTTGTATTATACGACCTAGATAAAGTAGAAACTGCTAATATAGGAGTTTCACAATACGGGCATTCCCACTTGGGACAAAACAAAACAACTGCTTTAAATAGTTTATTAATGGACATCAATCCAAATTGCGAAATAACTGAAATGACTGAATATTTTCAGACATTTATGTATTCAAATGAAGATGACATAATAATATTAGGATTCGATAGTATGAAATCAAGGCTAGAAGCAGCAGAAATATGCTTATCATACAAAGGTTTTAAGCCTGGATTGCTTATAGACGGAAGAATGGGAGCTGAACATTATCAGCAATATACTTTCGTCAAACCCACACTTAAAAGATACCAGAAAACATGGTATTCAGATGAGGAGGGGAGTCCTGAACCGTGCAACATGAAAGCTACAAGTTATTGTTCTAATATGGCTGGGAGTTTTATAGCAAATACCGTTCGTAAAGTGTTGAAATCTCAACCTTTCGAAGCCGCTTTGTCATTCAATTTCCCCACTACACACATAGAGAAAAATACCTTGTATAAATAGTTGAAATGTTGTAATATAATAGGCTGGCTTAAATAAGATGAAGACAGGTAGTGTAAACCTTACACAGCAGTCTTATAAAGCCAGCCTATTTCACTTTAAAATAGGAGAATAACAATGGCGTTAAAGAAAGTCAAAAGGAAAGCTGTCTCTCAAAACCCAAAAACAATGTTATTATATGGAGCACCAAAAGTAGGTAAAACTACTGCTTTAAGTCAATTAGATGATTGTCTGATAATTGACACAGAAGGTGGTGCAAACATGATTGAGGGTTATGTAGAATCAGTCAATAGTAGGGAAGAGTTAATTAAACTCTTACAAGAAGCACAAGAAGGGCATGAATATAAGTATGTTGCAATAGATACAATAGATAGAATAGCAACATGGGCAGAAAATGCCGTTTGTGAAGAAGAAAATGTATCTGCTGTCCAAGATTTAGCCTTTGGTAAAGGTTTTGGTATGGTAAGAGAAAAAGTCTTAAATACAGTTCATTTTCTTAAAGAGATATTTCCTCATGTAATAATCATCGGACATAGGAAATGGGCGAGAGCCGTTGTAGACAGTAAAGCAATAGTAGAACCAGAAAGTCTAGATTTAACTGGTAAATTGAAAAATATGTTAATGGCAGACTGTGATGCTATTGGATATGTCTATAGAGATGATGACAAAGGAAAGCTAAAAGTTTCATTTAAAGCAAATGAAGCACTTGAAGCTGGAAGTAGAAGTCCTCACTTAAAAGGTAAGGACATTGAGTTAAAATGGAATCTAATATATAAGGAGAGTAAATAATGGCAATATTCAAACCAGAAGTTAAATCTAATTCAAATTTCACTAGCTTTACAGGCATATGTGAATTAGGAATAACAGGATTCGAAGATAAATCACAAGATTTCGATTGGGCTGATTTGTTTCTAGAAATCTCTGTCAAACAAAAAGACAGCGAGTATGAAAGAAAGACTCAAATCAAAGGAAATTTTGAGAAAGAAGGTGGTAAAATCACAGGAGGCTCTTGTCTTAAAAGATTATATCAATTCTTTGATGAAATAGGATGCGAAGCAGGAATTAACACCGATGGAGGGTGGGAAGATGAAACAGGAAAAGAAATCGAAGATATAGCAAAATATCTTAACGATAACTTTGTAAAACCTTCAAAAGATTACGAACCTCCAATGGATTTTATAGGATATTTCTATAAAGAGCAACCTAAAACTCCAGGTGGCAAATCTTATACAAGAATGTGGAATAAGTTTTATAAAAATACAGATAAAAATAAAGCTATTCTTGAAAAAGATGTTGAATGGATGAAATCTAAAGGTTACATCAAAGAAGTAAAAGAAGGCGATGTACCTACTTCTCCAAGTGGCAATACGCTCTCAGGAAGCGGTTTAGCTAATCTATGAACTATGTCGAGATAGCTAGAGGAGTACCTAATAACAGAGGTATAATAATACCTGTAAAAGAACTTGGGAAATATATCTTACATGAACCTTTATACAGAAGTGTTTATCTATATGATGAAACTGCTGTAGAATATGTATCAGAACATGGAAGTTTAAGAAACTTCTTTGGCATAAGATACATAGATAAGATTCCTGTAGATATAGACAAACAAGGAAATTCAGATGAAAAAACTCTAGACATCTTGAGAAGTGTTATCCTAGAGCTGGAAGAAGCGGATATTGAATGTGGGAGCTTTCAACCCTATTTTTCTGGCTCTGGATACCATTTGATTTTAGCAGGCTCTTTATTCAACTTCAAAGAAGGCAATGATTTGCCATATGTGGTAAAACAGACGTTAAAAAAGCTTGTCCCTGATTTAGATTCAAGTATATATATGCGAACAGGTATATATAGACTTCAACATACTATAAACAGGAAGACAAACTTGTATAAAATACCACTTACAAGAGACGAAGTAATGAATTTAGAGTCTAGTCAAATCATAGAGATGGCTAAAACTAATAGAATGGACTTTAAATATCATCCCTTAACAGGTGATGGAGAATTAGAACATTCTATAGTTACAGACATTCCAGATGTGCAAGTATTTAATAAAATATCAGAACCAACTAAAATAGTACCTTGTGTTCAATCCATGCTTAAAAATGGAGCAGTAGAAGGAAGTCGTCATATAACTGCTATGAGAATAGTTAGTCATTTTAAAAGACACGGAATTCCTAGTCATTATGCTAAAGTAATGATGCTTCATTGGAATAATAAAAGCATGCAAGAGAATCAAGTAATGGAAATGGTAGAAAATGTTTATAATAGAAATTATAAATATGGTTGTCAAGATATTTTAATGATC